ATGGTGATATGGTTACTGGTGGTGGATTAGGAGTTCAAACTGGAGTTTCACATTTAGATAAAGCATTGAATAGAGATTACTCTCAATTAGTTAAGAGGTTTAAGAAATAACAATGGCGTATGTAATTGGAAATAGAATTCTTAAAGATACCGACCCTTCGTTAAAATCAAGGGCGTATGGAATAACTTTACCTGTAAAAGTAGGAGTAAACGGCTTTTTTGAGCAAGGATTTACATCGTATGAACAAGCAAAATCCAATCTTAGAAATCTACTTTCAACTCGAAGAGGTGAGAGGGTAATGCAACCATTATTTGGAAGTGGATTACATTCTCTGTTATTCGAACAAATGGGTGATGATTTTGAATTTGATTTAGAACAAGAAATTACAAACTCAGTATCACTATGGTTACCCTATATAAAAATAAATGAAATAGATGTAGAAATAACCGATGAAATGAGAGATAGAAACTTAGCAAGAATAGGTATTACATTTTCAGTAGGAACACAAATTGAAACTGATAATGTAACCTTTTTAATAAGAGGATAATATAAATGACACTAAATAGTACAACAAGAAAAAGTAATCAAGGTAGAGATATAAAATATCTCAATAAAGATTTTGCATCTTTTAGGCAAAATTTAATAGATTACGCAAAAAATTATTTTCCAGAAACTTATTCGGATTTTAATGAATCGTCTCCGGGTATGATGTTTATTGAAATGGCATCGTATGTAGGTGATGTACTTTCGTATTATGCAGACGATTCATTAAAAGAATCTTTATTACTTTATGCTGAAGATAAAGCAAATATTGTTGCTCTTGCTAATTATTTGGGCTATAAACCTAAAATAACTTCACCTGCTTTGGTAAACTTATCAGTTTATCAGTTAATTCCGAGTAAAAGAAAGACTGGTAGTGCCACTGAATATGAACCAGATTCTAAATATTATTTAAGGATACGAGAAGGTATGTTATGTCAATCATCATCTGGAGTAATGTTTAGGACAACTGAATTGTTAGATTTTATGTCTGGATATGAACGAGAGATTTCGGTATATAGTAGAAACAATGATGGTACTCCTGAATTTTATTTAGTAAAAAAATATATAACTGCAATTTCTGCCGAACTAAGATCTGTCACAACAAATTTTGGAACTACTCCTCTTAAATTTTCTCAAATACGATTAGCAGAAACTAATGTTATTGATATTATTGATGTTCGTGATTCAAGTGGTAACAAATGGTATGAAGTTCCATATCTTGCACAAGAGATGGTTTATATTGATTACCCAAATTCTGAACAAACTGATAAAGACTTAGTTCAATTCAAAGATTCAGTTCCAAATTTATTAAAATTAATTAAAACTTCTCGTAGATTTGTAAAACAAATAAATCCAGATGATTCAACAACAATCGTATTTGGTGGAGGAGTTGGTTCAAATGATGAAACTTTAATACCAAATTTTAAAAATGTAGGACTCGGGTTAAACTCATCAATTAACAATTTAGGTTCATCATTTGATCCTGCAAACTTTTTAAAAACAAATACATACGGACAAGCACCAACTGGTAATATGTTAGTTTCGTATTTAATAGGTGGAGGTGTACAATCAAATGTATCAGTTGGAACTATTACTAAAATAGAAGCAATTAGTTTTGATGATGATATTACATCATTTGGGGCAGATTTAACACTATATGAAAGAGTAAAAAGGTCGGTTGCAATAGATAACGAAACAACTGCAACAGGTGGTAAAGGGCCAGAAACTATTGAAGAAATTAGAGAAAATGCATTAGCTAACTTTGGATCTCAAAACCGAGCAGTAACTCGTAAAGATTATCAAGTAAGAGCTTTATCACTCCCAGCAAAATATGGTGGAGTTGCAAAAGCATATTGTGCTCCAGATGGAGAATTAGATAATAATTCACCTGCGTCAATTTTAGCAAATCCAGATGTTTTAGACCAATTTACGGCACTAGTTACGGATTTAAAAAATAAAAATCTTACTGCAATTCAAACTAAACAAGAGGTTGAAAAATTCTTGATTGGTAAGAAAAATAATATACAAGAAAAAAATAATCCATTTGCTATCAACCTATATGTTTTAGGTTATGATTCAAATAAAAATTTATCATCACTTAATAGAGCAGTAAAAGAAAATGTTAAAACATATATGAATGAGTATAGGTTGTTAACTGACGGCGTTAATCTTTTAGATGGGTTTATAATTAATATTGGAATTGAATTCGAAATTAGAGTATATGGTGGATATAATAAAAATCAAGTTTTAACTCGTTGTATATTAGAACTCCAACAATATTTTAATATTGATAATTGGACATTTAATATGGCTATAAACATTTCTGAACTTGAATTATTAATAGCAGGTGTTGAAGGAGTACAATCAGTACCGATGGTTGAAATCGTAAATAAATGTCTAGGTAAGTATTCCAAGAATTCATATAATATTAAAGCTGCCACAAAAAATAAAATGGTATATCCATCATTAGATCCTTCAATATTTGAACTTAAATTTCCAAATCAAGATATAAGAGGGAGGGTAGTATAATGTATCAGTTTTTAACTGCATCAAAAGATGCATCCATTTATTTACAACAACCAACCCAAAATACTGGGTTGGATGAAATATTAGAAGTTTCCAAAACATATTATGGAAATCTTAAAGATATATCTCGTTCATTTATTCAATTTGATTTGAATTCATTTTCATCTTCAATAGTAAATGGGGATATTACCATGAGTTCTGCAGAACTTATTTTACACGAAGTTGAAGCATCTGAAATTCCTCTATCATATACGATATATGCTCATCCTGTTTCGCAATCATGGGAAATGGGTATAGGTACTCGTTTTGATGAAATAACTACAGATGGAATTACTTGGAATAGTAAATCAACAGCAGTTAATTGGTTAGGTGCAGCCTCTCTTTCATTAGATTCCACTGGTTCTTATAATGGTAGGGGTGGTACATGGTATACAGCTTCTCAATCTACACAATCATTCGAATATCAAACCGCAGATTTATCATTTGATGTAAAGAATACACTTCGATTATGGTTAAGTGGTTCACTTCCAAATAATGGATTTATACTTAAACACCATTCGTCTTTTGAAAATGATGTAAATGATTATGGGCAATTAAAATTCTTTTCAAAGGAAACTAATACGATATATCAACCAAAAATTAGAATTGGTTGGGATGATTCTACTTTTACTACTGGCTCCCTACCTGAACTTACATCTGATGATATTCATGTAACATTCAAGAGACTAAAAACAAGATATAAAATTGGTAGTAAACCTGAAATCAGAGTATTTGGTAGAGAAAAATATCCATTAAGAACTTATACTGATTATTACACATATAATGATTTAAAGTATCTTCCATCAACAACTTACTATCAAATTAAAGATGTAGTTAGTGATGAAGTAGTTATTCCATTTAGTGAATATTCAAAAGTTAGTTGCAATGATAGTGGTAACTTTTTTAAATTGAATTTACATAATTGGGAAACTAACAGGGAATATTATATTGAAATAAAAATAGATAGAGATGGAGTGATAGAATATTTCTCCGATAAAGATTTAACATTCTTAGTAGAAAAGTAATGGCATTAAGTAACGAATTTATATTATCAGAACTTATCAAAAGTGGTTCAGCTGCATTAAGACAACCAACTGCTCAAGATGGTACTCTTGTAATTAATACATCTGTAGATACTGATGGTTCTAGTTTTGGTTATGTTGAAAGACCAATTTACAACAACGAACAACTTATTAAAGCAGTTGATACGGTTGTAGATGAACTCATATCACCACCGGATGTTGAATCTCCTGCAGTGGTTTTAAAATCAATTTACGATGATTTAAGAGTCCAGTTTAATCAAGCACTTGCTGATATACGAGATTTACAACAACAAGTAGATAATTTGACTACTGAAAATTCTGCTCTTAGAAGTACGATTAATCAGTTGAATATTCAAATAGATTTAGAAAAATTATTAAAAGCATCTGCCGAAAACGAAAGAGATGCCACAAATCAAGTATTACAATCAGTATCGTTGGATTTACAATCTGCTCTTTCTAAAGGTGTTAAAGAAGCAGTAGAACGAGTTTCAAGAGAAGCCTCGCTACAAGGATTACTTGCTGAAAAAGAAGCATTTATAGCTCTACAAGAAGAATCAAAAAATGCAATCGATAGAGCAAATGATACTATTGCTACGCTTCAAGATAATTTAATTGCTGCACAAAATAGTTTTGCAGAAGCGGCAAATGCATTAAATGCACGAACTGGTGCAGAAAAGGGTACCATTATATGTACCGAAATGTATAATCAAGGATTCATGCCACAATTCATTTATGATATGGATTCCAAGTTTGGTGATATTGTACTCCAAAAAAATCCTCAAATCATGTATGGGTACTGGATATGGGCTCAACCAATTGTTGATAAACTTAAAACATCCAAATCGTTTTCTAAATTTGTTTATAACTATTTTGTTAAAGACTGGTCAGAATACATGGCTTATGAAATGGGTGTTTTACCAAAACAAAATTATAAAGGAAAATTCTTACACAAATTTGGTGAGAAGTTTTCAATTTTAGTATATAAAGTGTTTGCAAATAAGAACAAACAAGTATCATGGCAATAAGAGGATTCAAAGAAATAGTAGATAAAAAAGGGTATAAAGTAAGTGCCAAAGATAGGTCAATCTTCGAAAGAGAGATTGGTAAATCTTATTTTGGTATGGGTATATCTGATATGATTGAATTTATTGTATATGATTCAAACAACAACCAATTACCACAAGGAGATGCTCGACAACTAGTAAGATATATTCCGTTGGATATCGAAAATATTAGAAAATATTTTTTAATTACTCAAAACAAATCAAACATGAAAATGAATGGAGCGAGTGAGTATATTATTGATATAGAAAAACTTGTTAATGAAGCTGGGTATTCTAATGGAGTTTTTAAAACACAAGTAACCCTACTAAATAGAAGAGCTGGTTCGGAAACGGTTAAGAAAGATAAAATGTGGATACACGAAATATCACCATCGAGAACAGAAATTCGTGTTTTACCATTAGAAGATGAAAAAGAACAAGTGTATCCTGATTTACAAAAAAGATTAGATATTATTCTAAAAATGGGTGATTTTAGAGATGATACCATTTATTTTGTAAAACCGATGGTAGAGGCTATTAAAGTAGAAGAGGTTATTAAATCATTCTTAACAATTAATGGAACCGTTGTATCTGGTGAAAATTATGTAAAATTAATTCAAGCAGAATTTAAAATACAAAGTTGGGACTTATTTATAAAACAAATTAGAGAAAAATTGATTGAAGGTGCTCAATATTTTATTGAAAATAAAGATTGGAATATATCATCAAACAATTATGGAAAACCATTATCTACTCCTCGTGATTTAGAGTTATCTGTAAATAAAATAGTTGAAACTTTAAATTCAATTCTGATAAAAGTGATTGATAAGTATTTACCAAAAAGAACATATCAAGAACAAAATATTTTAACATTAGATGAGCAAATAACTTTAGACCAAGTAAAACAACTTTTAAAAACAGTAACATCTGGTACAAAATACGATACTGACCAAATAGTTATTAGTCCAGTTAGAGGTTGTACTAATCCTAATGCTAAAAATTACAACCCTCTTGCAACCGTAGATGATGGTAGTTGTGTATTTGAGAGAGATAATAATCCGGGTGATGGTCAGATTCCACGTACTTTAACTGGAGGAGCTTTGATAACAAAAACTTGGTATGGATGGAAGGATGGTTCTAAAGTTAGATATGTATCGCCGAGTGGTGCAAGTATGCAAGCATTTAATGAATTTGACGAATTTAAATTAACATATTTTGAGGATACATTTAAAATTGCAGGTGATGTGAGAGATGTTCCAAAAACTGCTATTGATAAGAGTAATGAATCAAATAGTAATACAACAACTGGTACAACAACTGGTGGTGGTGGGTCTGGACCAACTCTTCCAAACAATGATGAAAATGTAGATCCGTCTGACCCAAATTTTAGACCAGAAGTGGCTCCAGGGCCTAGACCGAGAGGTGCTCAAAATTAAAAATAGAATTGAAATATTTATATAAAAATAAAAAATAAAGATGACAGTAATAGATACGTCAAGATTGGATGAAAGTTTCGAAGATGGTATATATAATATACCGGGGACTACTACTGATACATCAACTTCAGTAAATAGTGTGCCTACGAGTAGAACAATTTCATTTACTATAACATCCGAACCAAATGGTAGTAGTATTTTATTGAATGGCCAAAATACTAATTATGTTACACCACATACTATGAATTTTCAAGAAACTGAATTACTAACACCAAAGATACTAACAGTTGTAAATGGTACAAATCAGTCACTAGAAACTTATATTATATCATCCGAAATTATAACTACTACCACAGGAACTTCATCTAATAATAATTCTGGAGCTACTACCACAGGAACTTCATCTAATAGTAATTCTGGAGCTACTACCACAGGAACTTCATCTAGTGGTAATTCGGGCAGAGGTAATTCTAATGGCGGAGGTTCCGATAGTGATAATAGTACTAACCCATCTGACACAAACTTTAGACCAGAATTAGCTCCGGGTGCTAGACCAACTGGTAATGCTCAACGATAAAATATTTTAATAAATGGCTATAATAACTACTACTTCATACAAAACAACTATCTTCAAAGAGAATGAGGGAGTGGTGCGTGTTATTAACCCAACCGATTCTCCTAGTACAACAATACAATTTACATTTCCACCTCGTGAAGATACATCAACACAACCAACACCTGATAGTGGTACTGAAATCCGTATTGATGCCGATGTATTTGTTGGTACAACTATAAAATATATTACCGAATTTGGAAGTGCATTGATTTCCGAATCTGTAAATTTTAAAACCGATTCGAAGTGGATTAAGTTTGAAAGACAAAATATTGGTACACAATATAGAAGTGAAATTAAAGTACTAAAAGGGTCTGCAAATTTAAGAGACCCTAGATTTGCAAATCAAACACCATTTGTAAATCAAGATTTACAGATAGATTTATCAGGAGGTACCTTATTAATTGGAGTAACCACTGCTAAAAATGGAGTTGAAGCAGCTGCTAATGCACCAAAATTATCTGTTGTAGAAAAAGCCTATACTTGGAATATAAATGATACTTCACCTTTACGAATAAAATATACATCAGTAAATGCAGATTATGTGCAAATGTCTTTGGGTAAAATTCAAAGACAATTACCTGCGAATGGTGAGTTGGTATTATCGAAAACCGAATTACAAAATATAGGTCAATATACTTTATATTTACAACCTGTTTCAAATCGAAATGGCACTGGTCCATTAGAAACTATTTCTATAAATGTATTAAATAAATCTTTCCTTCCTGGTCCTGATATTACAAATATCACTTACCCTGAAATGATTAAAGGTAAGGATTTTGTTGGATTTAATGTTGATTTTGATGTCACGTGGCAATCTATTAACACGAATTATATCAACATTTATATTGGTAAAAAAGATTCAGAATTTGTATTAGGCAAATTTTCACCATCAGGTAAAATTACTTTTAATGTAGAAACTTTACTAAAAAAAGCAAAATTAAATTATAACGAAAATACTGATAAAATACAATTTAAACTTTTATTAGTACCAACAAATACCGAATCAGATACGATAACTGAAGGTATAGTTGAGGAAATAGAAATCCTTTTTGATAAAAGTGACTTAAAATTACAAAGAGGAAAAGTAGTTTCCGATATTAGAGAAGCTTTCAGCAGAAACTTCAATACTTCTATATTCAAGGACGAAATTTCTAATCTATTAACTCACTACCTACATTTTGGTGATGGTGATAATAAATTAATCTCAACATGGGGCATTGATACAGAAACTTTTGCAGAATATGAAGAAGGGTTTGATGCACAAGGAAATAGATTTAGAAAAAAATTAAATCAACCAAAATCTTTAGTTTTAAAACTATACGAACCTCTACCAACTTCGGTTGATGAAAATCAAACTGTTTGGATTTCAAAAGTTCAATCAATACCTATCATAGAACAAATATCAATTATTGATGAAGTTGTTGGTAATTGTACTCCATTGACACCTAATTTTAGTGTTGATTTAGGTGATGATATTGGTTATCAAATTCTTGATGATTTAATGTCAAGTGGATCAGTTACATCTACTCAATTAGTGAGTACATACATATCATCATCTGGGTTTTCTCTGGAAAATCTAAATATACAATTTGTTACTAGTTCCAGGATACTAGTTGGAGACGAAGAAACTGGTCAGTATTATGAAGATGGTGATTATACATACGCATTCCAAAATTTTATTAAATATTCTTCTGCAAAAGAAAGACTTGATAATTTCTTTTATAAAATTCAGTTATTAGAAAATTATAATTTTACTTATGATAATTTATTAAGTGGGTCATCATCATCTTCATTAAGTGTAGTAAACGAACGAAATCGTATTCAAACTCAAATTAATAATGTAAAACAAGGATTTGATTCTTTTGAAAAATGGTTATATGAATCATCATCCGAAGATGGATTAACCTATCCAAAACAAAATTATACTGGTAGTTTAATACATACTTCTGATACAAACGTAGAATATTGGTATACTGGTATTTACGAATCTGCAAGTATCTATGATTTATATAATAAATCTGCATTTGTAAATAATTTACCACAACACATTCAAGATGACCAAGAAGGACAGGATTTTATTTTGTTTTTTAATATGGTTGGTCAACACTTTGATATCTTGTGGACACATATTAAAGGGATTCAACAATCTAAAAAATTAGAACATAAATACGAAATTGGTATTAAAGATGAGTTAGTTTACCATATGTTAGAATCTCTTGGATGGGATGCTGATATGGGTGCAAAATCTCAATTCTTGTGGGAGTACGCGTTTGGTAAACATACGGATGGAACACAAATTTCGTCAATGAGTGGTAAAGAAAGACAACAAGAAATTTGGAGAAGATTACTAAATAACTTACCATACCTAAATAAACATAAAGGTACTAAACGAGCATTGCATGCAGCGATGGCTTGTTATGGTATTCCTGCTTCATTATTAACTATAATGGAGTTTGGTGGACCACAAGATGTACAATTGAGTGGAACAACTAAATTTACATTTGAAGACAGAACTGCTGCATTGAATTTTAGTGGTTCTTCACAAATTTCAGTAGATTGGAAAAACTATAATGGAGATTTTCCTAATTCAGTACAATTTACAATTAATACTATTGAAAAACAAAATCAAGTAATTGCAGAAGTTCCCAACTCATGGAAATTAGAAATCCAAAGTGGTTCAAATTACTTAGGAAGAATTAAATTTACTATTAGTGGGAGTGGTGCAGAAGTAAGTTCATATACCGAAGATGTACCTGTATTTTATGATGATTACTATCAAATAACTTTAAATAAAACTTTAAGTGGTAGTAATGAAATTTATACAGTTTATGTAAAGGAAGGATTTAATGGTAGAATTAGAAACGAATCATCTTCAAGTTTATTCTTATCAACAGGTTCAACTTCTTGGAAGAGTG